GCTCCTGACGGAAGTGGGGGCCAACGGCACGGCGTTCAAGACGTTCGCGGACGATGTTTCTATCGCCAACAAGGAGCTGGAAGACATCGCCTACCACGATACGCTGAGCTGGTATCTGGACGACGGCGGTTCCATCCAGTGGGTCATGCGGCCGTCTACCTATGGCGCCATCGTCAAGCTGGACGGCGACGCGCGGGTGTATGCGCCGACGCCGCAGGGCAACAACCGGGGAGGCCGGGAATTGCTCGGCTACCCGGTGCAGTACAGCAACTATGCCAGCGCTATCGGCGTGGGCGCCAAGAGCGTCTACTTCGGCAACTGGTGGTACGTGGGTATGCGCGAGGAGCCGGCCCTGCGGATTCTCCGCGACCCGTACAGCGTGGACGGGCTGGTTATCATCAAGTACAGCTTCCGCGCGGTGTACGGCGTGCTGCAGGCCGGGGCCATCGGCTATGGCGTTCAGAGCACGGTGACGACCTAAGATGACGATCCGCGACGTGCTTGTCTTCGTGCCGGTGTACCGGCTGGAGCCCGAAACCGTGGCGTCGGTGCTGGCACTGGAATGGGACGGACCGCTGACGTGGCACTTTCAGCGCGACAATCCGCTGACCGAGGCGGATCACGAAGATGAGCGCGTGCGCGGCGTCTTGAACCACCTGCATCAGTATCAGAGGGGCCGGCGGGTATTCCTCGCCGGCCCTTACGACGCGATGCTGGTGATTGAATCGGACATCATCGCGCCCCCGGACACACTCAGGCGGCTGGCGGCGCTGGATGCGGACGTGGCCTATGGCGCGTACATCTTCCGGCGCAGCCAGACTATCAACCTATATGAGCATTACGGCGACGGGGCGCGCAATCCGGGCGAGCCGCTGACATACCGACCCGGCGCGTGGCAAGCGGCGCTGAGGGCAGGAAAGGTGCGCGTGGCGGGCGCGGGGCTGGGCTGCGTGCTCATCAAGCGGCATGTATTGGAAGCCATCGACTTCCGCACGCTCTCGGCGGAGATGAGCCCGCGCGTGCATTGTGATTCGTGGTTTACGGCGGACGTGTACAGCGCGGGCTTTTCGCAGTGGGCGGATACCCGCGTCATCTGCGGGCACAAAGACGTGGACGGGACGGTGCTATGGCCGGACGGGACGGTGCTATGGCGTTCCTGACTATCTACACGCCGACCTATAGGCGCCCGCTCCTGCTGGCTGAATGCCGGGCCAGCGTCGCGGCGCAAAGCGACCCGGACTACCAGCATCTCGTCATCGAAGACACGGTAGGGCTGGGCATTGGCGGCATGTTCGCGGCCATCCGGCAGCACACGGCGCTCATCGAAGGAGAGTATGTCTATGTGCTCCAGGATGACGATGTGCTGGTGGATAGAGAGTTTGTGCGAGAGCTAAAAGCGTTTGTCTGGCAACACAACAGGCCGCCGGTGGTCATCGTCCGCAATCGCAAGCACGGGCTCCAGCCGCGCCGCTGGCGGCAAGCGCCGCAGCTCGGGAGTATCGACCTGGGTAGCTACGTGGTGCGGGCGGATGTGTTCTGCCGGCACGCGGACCAGTTCGGGGCGCGGTATGAGGGCGACTACGACTTCATCCGCTTTCTGTGGGACCGGCGTTATACATTCGCCTGGTGGGACCGCCTGGTGGCCGAGGCGCAGCAGGTGGGCATGGGCCGGCCGGAGGCAGCATGAGAGTGCGCGCGAAGGTGAGCTTTGCCGGGATGGGCTTTTCGTACGCGGCGGGGGATGTATTCGACCTGCCGCCGGGCAAAGAGCGCTGGCTGACGATTGGCTTTGTTGAGCCAGTGGCAGAAGCGCCGGAGACGGCGGCATTGGAGCCGCCGGAGCGCGCGGAGATGCCGCGCCCGAAACGCAAGCGGGCGGGGAGTAGCAAATGAAACTGAAGCTGGTAAGCGGGCCGGTCGCCGAACCGGTGTCCCTGGAGACGGCAAAGGATCATCTGCGCGTGGACCACAGCGAAGACGATGCGCTGATTTACGGCTATGTGACGGCGGCTCGAGAAGCGGCTGAGGATTTCACGCGCCGGGCGTTTGGCACGCAGACCTACGACCTGTACTTCGACGGCTGGCCCCGCTTCCCGCTGGCCCTACCGCGTGCGCCGTTGCAATCGGTGACGGGCGTCTTCTACACGGATGAGAGCGGCGACGAAACGGAGTGGGATAGCAGCAACTACCTGGTGGATACCGCCGCCGAGCCGGGGCGCATCGTCCTGAAACGGACGGCGGCGCTGCCCGCCGTGACGCTGCAGGAGACGAACGGCGTGCGCGTCCGCTTCGTGGCCGGGCATGAGGATACGCCATGGAAGGTGCAGGCGGCGATTCTGGTTATTCTCGGCGACCTGTATGAGAACCGCGAGAACACGGTGATCGGCGCGGGCAACAGCCTGATAGAAGTGCCATACGGCGCGAAGGCGCTGCTCTGGCCGATAAGGGTGCTGTGATGCGCGCCGGGATGCTGCGCCACAGGCTGGCGCTCCAGACGTACACGGCGACGCAAAATGAGTTTGGCGAAGAAGTGAAGGCATGGGCCACGCAGCGCACCGTGTGGGGCAGCGTGGAGCCGCTGACGGGGCGGGAATACCTAGAGGCGCGGGCGACGACGCAGACGGTGACGCATCGCATCCGCATCCGCCACCAGCCGGATTTGACCGTGACCCCGACCTGGCGCGTGAGCTGGGACGGGCGCACGTTCGACGTGGAATCGGTGCTCAACACGGGCGAGCGGGACAAAGAGCTGGTGCTCATGGCGGTGGAGAATGTCTAACGATTTTGAGCGGTACGCGGCGAAGTTGAGAGGCATTACGCCGGCGATGACGGCGGTGCTGCCCAGGGCGGCGCGGGCCGGGGCGCTGGTGATTAAGGCCGAGGTTGAGGCCAATGCGCCGGTGGACGAGGGCGAATTGAAGCGCAGCATCGGCGACCGGCCGGTCAAGGCCGGGGCGACCAGCGCCAGCCATCAGGTACACGTCGGGGCCGTACACGCGCTGTGGGTAGAGCGCGGGCACGGCGGTCGGCATCCCGCACCGGCGCACCCGTTTTTCCGGCCGGCATTTGACGCCAAAGAGCAGGAAGCGCGGGAGCGGACGGTGGAAGTGATGAATGAAGCGCTGCGCGGGGCGATGAAGTGAGCGTGGAGGCGGACGTGTACGCGGCCCTGACGGGCAATGCGGGCGTTGCGGCGCTGGTGGGCACGCGGGTGTACCCACAGCAGCTACCGGATGACGTGACGTTCCCGGCCATCGCCTACCGCAACATCGACAGCGTGCCCGTTGGCGGGCTGTGTGAGGTGGCGCGGATTCAGCTGGACGTGTACGGCGTGACCTACAGTAGCGTCAAGGCTGTGCGGGATGCGCTGCGGGCGTGCTGCAACACGCAGCGCAACTGGATTTGGTACGGTGGTCCCGACATCTGGCAGGAAGGCCAGTCGTTGTATCACCAGTCAATGGACGTAAGAGTGTACGAATAGGAGATGTGAAATGGCAGATACAGGAAAGAACGCCTCATTCAGCTTCGGCGGGCAGGTCTATGACGAGGACGACTGTCTGCAATCCGGCGGGCTGAATGATTCTATCAACGAGGTCATCTACCAGTGTGGTGGGATGGATAAGGCAGCGGCGGGCACGCGCTCGGTGACGTTCACCGTTTCGATGGCGCTGGCGGCCGACGACACGGCCAAGATTGCGGCCCTGACGCCGGGCACGACTGGCGCGTTTGAAGCGCACCCGGCGGGCGACGAGGTGGGCTACCAGGAAGTCACCGCGACCGATGCGCTGGTGACGGCATTCAACCGGAGCTGGTCGGCCAACGGCATCATCACCGGCGATGTGACGATCCGCCTGAACGACGTCACCCTGGGCGCGGCGACCACGGCCTGACATGCCTAAAGACAAACCGGCATTCTCGCTACGGGGCGACCTGAAGCAGCGTGACGTGACAAAGCTGGACCTGGAGCTGGCCAAGCTGGCGGGCGAATATCTGGTCCTGCGGGGCATGAGCTCGCGGATGGCGGCCTACCTGAAAGCCGCTATCGCCGCCGGCTGGTTCCTGGAGCCGGAGACGGCGACGCGGCAGGTGACAGA